CTGGCGGGGGGGCCCCGGGGTGTCGTCCCCGACGGGGATGAGGGTGAGAACCACATTACGAGTCCCCACCCTCGCCCCCTTCAGGAAGGCCCCATCAATCAACGCATACCGCTCAAGGCTCAGCTCGGTCTTAACTGGACCCAGCCCAGTGATATCCTTAACTGCGATCCCAGAGTCCCACGGGTCAGTAAGCTCCATTGTGAGCTTATCGCCCCCAGCATTGGTTGATGTGATTTCAGTGATCATACAGTCAACTGATCCTTAGCCATGGCCAGCTGCGTCTTGGTGTTGCGGTAGATCTCCGCAGCGTCAAGGGCCTCTGGCGAGTTGTTGGTCTGGTTGAACGTGATGTTCGTAGTACCATTTTGACTCTGAGACTTATCAGTCGAGTCGGCGTAGCGCTCAGCAGGTCGAGCGGCTGCAACAGCAGACACTGTACCACTGAGGGCGGGCATGAGGTTGTTAATACCGGCAGCCTGCTTCTTCATCTCCTCGAGATCCAGAATGGGCTTGATTTCCGGCTTGAATGCTGGGTCATCCTCGATGAGATCGTTGACTCCATCGAGAGCCTTAGCCATGGCATCGTAGGCAGCGGAAGCCATGTTTCCACCAGCCTCAGCAACGCGATCAGATGTGGACTCCACACCTAACGCAAGACCCTCACCGACGTATCCACCCAGTTCCTTCATCAGACGAGAAGGAGAGTGAATGCCGAAGAAGCTCTTGACTCGGTTGTAGCCGTTCTTGGCGACACCGACCATCTTCTCGCCGAACTCCCAAGCCTTCGAGGCAAGACCACCAGACATACCATCCACAATGGCCCAAGCAATCTCCTTTCCAACCTTGCGGAATCGAGGAGAGTACTTATTAATAGCGTCGCGGATTCCCTCAAGGAACTTAAGGAGTGTCTCGGCAGCCTTATCGATGATCTTCGGGAAGTTCCTACCGATTCCATCCAGGAATGCCAGAATGACATTTGTGGCAGAGTCAATGACCTTACCGAGATTGTCAGCGATACCCTGAAGGAAGTTGGCGATAATCGTCGCACCCTTCTCTCCGAACTCGTATGCGTGAGCAGAAAGCTCATTGAGTAGCGACTCGATGAGAACGAAGATTGCATGGACAACCCCAGGAATGTTTTCAGTAATCGCCTGAACACATGCCCCGATAAGCGCAGACATAGCTACGGCGATCTGCGGTGCCTTCTCACCCAGGGTGATGATGAATGCCGCAATAGCTGCTGCCAAGTCCACGGCGAGCTGGGGTAGAATAGCCCCAAGGGCCTTCAGACCCTCGACGAGGACTAGGAATGCTGCTGCGCCGGTCGTAGCACAGATACCTAGGACTGCAGCGAATGCTGCCATACCAATTGAGATTGGTAGAAGAGCTAGACCCAATGCCAACAGCGATGCCGTAAGGACGATCATACCAACGGCGAAGTACTGAGCTCCAGCAGCGGCAGCCACAAGGATGACCATACCACCAGCAAGGGCGATTAGACCAATTGCAAGCTGAGTCCAGGTAATTCCAGACAGCATCTTGATTGATACTGCCAGCGACAGAATTGCCGCCGAAGCGATACCGAGACCAATAGCCCCTTCCTTGAACGCATCTGCGGCAGCCATGGATATCGCTAGAATGGCCAGACCCGCGGCAAGAGCAATAAGCCCTTGGGCTAGGGTCATGATATCCATATTACCTAGGATAGCTACCGCCCCGACAAGAACCATTACGGCAACCGACATGGCCAGGATAGCGCCAGCGCCTCGCCCGTTAGACCGTCCGGCAATGGCCATAGCCAAAGCTAGAGCGGCGATAATCCCACCAAGAGCGATAGCGCCCTGTAGGAGTCGAGCAAGATCCATAGTTCCGAGCATCCAAATAGCGGACACCAGGATATTACAGGATATAGCCAGCGATAGAAGTAGCGAGGCGCCCTTCCCCATGTAGGGGTCCTTGCTCACAATCACCATGAACCCTGTAAGGAGTACGATGATGTACGAGAGAGCGATAACGCCCTGGATAGCCTTACCAGTGCTCATAGAGCCAAGTAGGAATACCGCTCCAGCCAGTACGACACAGGCTAGAGCAAGCCCCATCAAGATGTCAGCACTGGGCTGAAGTCGCTTAGCGTTCTTCTGAACAGTGTCCATGAAGACGGTAAGTATCCCAATGATAATGCCGAGAGCCAGAACACCTTGAATAGCGGACTTGGGGTCCATCCCTCCGAGCATCTTCACCGCGACTGCCATGATAACCATAGCCACCGCCAGAAGCGTTAGTGTACCGGCGATGCCCTGGAGCTTATCGTGGTCGATCTTCTCCATCTGCTTCATAGCAAAGGTCAACATGCCGAAGAGAGCACCGAGAGCCCCGATACCCTTGATGAGCTTGGGGAACGGTACCAGAGACATGATTACCAATGCCGCAGCCAAGATAAGAAGCGCGATTGCGATCTGCTTAAGTGTCTCAGCCTTGATCTGTTCGATGAATGCATCAAGTGTCTCGGTAAGCTTGCCGAAGAACTCTTTAAGCTTGTCCGCGAGACTTCCGATCTTGTCGAAGTTCTCCTTGAAAGATCGCATCCAGCCGATGATGGCGACCAAAGCCCCACCACCGAGAGCAGTGAGTAGCACCTTACCCATGTCGTAAGACTTCAGGTTCTCGTTAGCCTTACCAGCGGCGTCAGAGATTCCACCAAACATCTTATCGACGCCCGCCTTGACCTTCGGAGCCACCTCAGTAGTGATGAATTCCTTGATCTCAACGAGCTTATCCTTGATGGTGTTGAAGATCTCCGGGAGATGAAGGGTCTGAGCCATCCGCTTGATGTCCTGCATCCACTTAAGGATGAAGTTCTGCTTAGCGGCCTGACCAGCATCCTTGGCTGCCTGAGCGGTAGCGGTACCGACTCCAGCAACAGCGCCAGCTGCTTCCTTAGCGGCCTCCTTAACCTTGCCATTACCGTTGACCCAGTCTCGGACAGCAAGTGCCAGGCCCTTAGCTTTATCGCCCGCCTTGCTAAAGGCGTTACCGAGTTTATCCCAAGCACTGCTATTTTGAATGACTTGCCACGCTTCGACTATGGCGTCTTTCAGCTCTATCAGTTTCTCTTTGAGCCACTGAACCTTCTCAGCAATCTTGAGTTTCTGGCCGAGTTCGTCGAATTTATTTCCAAGGGAAGCGACAATAGCCTCTGTAGAGGACAGATCTCCGAACTGGAAACCCTTGAAATAATCGGCTAGTGCAGATTTACCAGACGCAAGCTTAGCCTTGAGCTTATCGCCAATGCTACTGGCGAATTCGTTCATCTTAGACTTAGCTTTATCGATTCCACCCCGTATGGAATCCATCGCCGCCGTGAACTCCCTACCAATAACGGAGTTCTTAAGTGCGTCTTTAACGAGACCAAGCTTAGAAGAAAGGTCCTTTAGAGCTTGTCCAGCCTTTCCAACCTTTCCTCCGAAGTCCAGCCACATGATAAACGAGTGGATCTTATCGACAACCCACTTGATGGCAGCGCCAACCAGGTCGATGGGCGGTAGGAGTACCTTTAGTACCTTTCCGCCTATGTCAAGTTTTGTGAACCACTGGTCAAACCAGTAGATCGCTTTGCCAATAACCTTTGTGATCTGGAATATTCCAGAGTTTACTCCGGAGAAGGCTGGGAATAGGGCCCCAATAATGTGTGCAGCAACCGTAAAGATTACCTGACCAACTTCAGATACCACCGTCCATAGAATGTGGAATACTGAGAACAAACCGGTGAAAGTCCATTCTAGTTTATCCGCGAAGTTGTTCGTAATGATGAGCTTCTCGGTGAAGTCGGCGAAGGCCTTTACGATCCTATAGAGCCCTTCAGGAGAAGCATTGAGGAATACCCGGCTGAATGCCGTACCCAGCTGACCGGCCACCTTAACAAGAGCCTGGAAGATGTTGAGCATGGCCCGGAGGATCTCGTCTCGACCACCCAGGTCGACAAACCCCTTGAGGAAGGCGTTCCTGGCAGCGGACATGTCATTGATAGCCCCACCAACCCAGTTACCAACCGCAGTGAATAGCTTCTGTGCCTGGTTAAAATCGCCGATAAGGATTCGCCATGTTTCAGCCCATCCTGAACCCAGAGCCTCACCCCATGTACCAATCATCTGCGTGAAGGTTCGAATCTGAGTAGCGGAGTCACCAGCCTTCTGGGCTAGCTCCTTTAGCCGGTGGGCCTGTTCCTCAGAATAACCCATCTGCATGATCTGGGCCTCAGAGAGATCATTAGTCATGACCTTCAGCGTCTGGAGCATGACCTCAGAGGTGAGCCATCCCTCCTGCAGTGAGAGTCGGAAACTACCCTGCTTAGCAATAGCCTCATCCACCCCGGTATTCATGATCCGAGATGTCTCGATCAGAGCGTCCTGGAACTGCTTACCACCGATACCGGCTTTCTCAATGGACATCCAGTCCTGTAGAGCAACCTTACCGGAGCTCATAGCCTGCGCAAGCTGATAAGTAGCGCCAGCGGCCTGTGTAGCATTGGCTCCAGATAGAGCCGCCATGTTCGAGAAGCCCTTAACCGCGTTTGTAGCGTCCTCAAGACCGATACCAGCAACCGTGAATGTACCAATCGAGTTGGTCATCTCGGTAAAGTTGTAGATTGTCTTGTCTGCATATCGGTTCAGTTCATCAAGAGCAGCATTGACCTGATCCAAAGTGGTACCATTTTGACTGGTGTTAGCCAAAATGGTCTGGACAGCGTTGATCTGAGTCTCGTACTCTTTAAAACCATCGATCGCAGGTTGGATCATCTTCTGAAGGATCGACTGGCCAGCGTTTAACGCTGCTGCCCCGATTCCGCCAAGTGCGGCGACACCTACGCCCTGCATGACAGACATGTTTGAGGCTGCAGACACTGCCGATTTGGCCAGATCACCAAGAGTAGTGTTTCTGGCAATCTCACCGAGACGCTTAAGACCACTTGCAGCTCCGTCCATCTTCAAGGATTCCTTGAGTTTGTCCATGGAGGACGCGGATTCCTTGATCGCGGACAGGAACTGTTTGTTATTCATCTTGAGCGAGACTACCCGCTCGTCAATCGTAGCCACTACTTAGTGACCTCCTTCCAGGCCTTCTTTGCTATCTTGTCGAAGACCGGCCTGATAGCGGGGTTGATGTAGTCTCGGCCGACGACATACCCGCCATTGCGAGTTCCGTGACCATATTGCAAGATGACGGCGATGTTGACGCCGTGATTTACATTAGAATTCGTCCAGGTAATCTTCCAGTTATTACCGTTTCTTGTTACTTCATAGTTCCAGGACTTAGAAGTAAGGCCCGACCTGGAGGGGGTCGCCGCAGCGAGAGCAGAAACCCCCTCCTTGCCGAATTGATTCATGATCAGAGCCAGGTCGAGCTTGGTCATTTTATCAAACCAGTTTCTGGTCATCTTCCAGTCGCCCTGGCTCTCGATTGTGATCATGATTCTCCTAGACTAGACTCTCAGGTAAGAGGTTGGCGATTCCAGAGACCATACATCCGGCAGCACCCTTCTGTATGGCCTGGTTGTACTGTTCCTTGGTAACACAGATGTGCCCCCAAACCGGTTTACCTAGAGCCACAGTTTTCTTCCAGAGCTCAGCGTCTGCCTCAAAGGACATACCAAGGTAGTCCCAAGGACCGGCCCAACCGGCGAGTCGACCATCATTCACCTGGTCTGGATATCCATACCCCCAGCACTTCCATCCATCAGCTTTCCACTGGTTTGCGAGCCATGTCGCATCCACAGAGAACTTCCAGATAATTCGACTCTTGGCGTCGGATGGGAAGAACTGCTTAAGGTCCTGCCACTGCGTAGCCGAGTATTTTGGGTCAAGCACTGTGATGTGACTTGATCCGTAAGCCCGGAAATAATCCTCCACCTTCATGATGGGTTCTCCGACAGTCTTATACTTTCGGATCTCGTCCCATGTCATTTCGGTGACGGGGGTGTTTGGAGCGGTAGGGTCTGTCCGCTGAAGGGTTCGATCGTGGTTCAGGAACCAGATTCCATCCTTTGAGCGCTGGCAGGAAACTTCTAGTGCCCCAGCACCAAACATCACTGAGTTGGTATATGCTCGAATAGAGGCCTCCGGCCAGCTGACAGAGCCTCCTCGGTGGGCCACGATGAATCCCTTAGTGATCATCATGGTTCCGATATCCTTATACCCATAGGGTACTGCTCGCATATGGGCCGGGGTCTCGGAGTTATCAGCCTCGAGTACGGTTACTAGTCCTCGTTCTTGACCAGATATCTCGACGGATGGTGCCTCGGCTTCCGTAGACCCCTCTGTAATTTCAGGAGTCAGATAGACGTAACCCCAGGCATTGGCGTTAGGGCCTCCTGTGATCTTCTCAACCTCACCGACGAGCAGCGCGGACCAGGACTCAGTGGTGGAAGCCACGCCGGAGTTCCACTTGTTCTTCGTGGTTCTCCAGTCTATAAGGGGGGTGGCTTTGTTTCCATGATACTGAGCCGCGATCAGACCAAGACGGGAGGTATCGATCTCAGGTAGACCGGCCTCCCATCGATGAATATCTTGATCCTTAGCGCCTCGTACGACGATGACGACGGCCCGTTCTCGAGCCCCGGAGACAACGCTTCCACCAACCTGGATGTTGTTAGTCATCGCAGGGTCTGTTACTCGGTGGAAAGCGATGTATCCCGATCGTCCTCCGGCATTTAGATTGACCCCCATGCCCCAGCCTGAAGGGGGTCGAGCGGCAGTATTACCGAACTGCGAAGCATAGAAGATCAATGCCAGATCTCCCCACTGCGAGTTGACGGAGATCGTCGGCATGGACCCGCCCATACCCTCAGCGTAACCCGAGTCGACATACTGGATTCCAGGTTCTGGGGTCGGATAGACGTCCAGTCTGGTGATCCTAATATCATGCCCCGTAGACGGGACCATGATAGACGGAAGCCACTTCGGGTAAGTACTCGTCGGTAGGACGATATCGATCTTGATGTTGGTGTTTGTCCCGGGAGGGAGTCGCTTGAGATCGGTGGTTACCTGAGCCTGCTTTACATTAGCATCGTTGAACCACGAAGTACGGAATAGAAGCCTATTCTCGTCGCCGGAGGTGTAGTCGATGTCGAATGTGAACTTGCGCCTGAGTACCGGTATGGCGTGCTGATCATATGGGGTCGTCGAGGAGTTTACCTCGATGTATGCGCCATTACCCTCACGCCGACCCTTACTGAACCACCATGCCCCAAGAACTGGAAGCATGCTAGGCATTACTTGGCCCTCCGAACAATCACCGTTCCGGCGGGAGTTCCAGCAGGAACCGGGTCATCCTTAGCTAGGACCAGGATCTTGGAGCCGTCGGTTGACATTGTGTCGACACTAAGCTTGAGATCCAGGTATCCCTTGATCCACGGAATGATAAGCTCACGGAGCTTCTCTCCGGGAGGGTTGGAGTAAGGGTTGCCAACGGGGACCCACTGACCACCATTTTGACCATCCTCTACAAGAACGCCGTCGGTTACGTAAACGTGACTGATCGGGAGGGTGTCGAGCTTCCGGAACACTTCTCGGTAGTTAGTGGAGTTTGTCGTGTGAACGACAGCCCACCAACGAGTCGAGGGATACTCCGCCATGTGTGCTGGCAGAATCGGAGACTGCTCATCATTACCGAGGAACTTCTGTGCCGTACCTTCATACATCATACAGACGTTAAAGTCTAGACGGCACATAGCCTCAGAGATGTTAGATCCGGTGTTGATACCGATGACGAAGTTCAGACCTTCATTGGTTCGGATCGTGTCAATGAGGTCCTTGTACCAGTCGACTCGACCTGCCTGGTCTCCCCAGCCGTTGATGACCTCGTCGAGGAACACGCCCTGAACGAGATCCCCATACCACTGCTTGGCGCGCTTAAGCTGCTCAAGGATGTAGTACTTGGTAAACTTGTCAGGGTTTGGAACGCCAGCTCGAGCAGGGTCGTTAGACGGAAGACTGGCGACGCCGTACTGAGTCTTTATGTAGAATAGGATCTTCTTTGCCCCTGCGGCTAGAGCTAGCTCTGCCTGCTTCTTGAAGTCCTTCTCATAGGCTTCCCAGTCGCCGCTGTTGCGGTTCATGATGACATAGCCAAGCTCGCTTCGGAACTTGAGCGTCTGAGCCCACTTGGAGAACTGTCCCGGCTTACCGTCCTGGTAGTAGTCGGGCCAGTAGTACGTCACTGGCGAGTAGTATCGGGATCCAGTCTGGAACGGATTGATGTTCTTCGCCACGAGAGCATTCGTAGCGTTGAGATCAACGCGATCAGCCTTGGTGGCAAGCTGGGCCACATCGGCCTTCTTAGCCAGAGCGGTAGTCGCAGCATTCTGAGAGTAGTATGTCGCCGCAGCGTTGACGTTGGTCAGATACTTTGCGTCGAGAGTGGCTTCTTTGAGATACTCAGGGAGGGTTGCCGCCCCTCCACCCTGCCCAGGAGGTCCAGGAGGCCCTGCAGGGCCAGTGTCGCCCTTTGGTCCAGGAGGACCAGCTGGTCCTCGTTCTCCAGCAGGGCCTTTAGATCCGGCGGCGCCAGGTGTTCCTGGAGTACCATTAGCCCCAGCT